AAATACTTAGTGAATTTAGTTTCACAACGCTAAGGAGTAAAAACCGATGAGTATTTCTATTAATCAAATCGTCAACGGCAACGTGTATATTAACGGCAACAGTCAAATGGGACGCGCGAACGAAGTAAAAATCCCAGACGTTGAGTTTGAAAAGGTTTCCCATAAAGGCCTTGGTCTACATGGTGAAATTAAACTTCCGGCCGGTACGAACGCTATCGAAGCTGAAATTACCTGGGATAGCTTTTATCCGGAAGTGCGAGCGTTGTTGTTGAACCCTTATAAAAATTCACAGCTAATGATCCGCTCAAACCTCCAGGTGTTTGACTCACGCGGGTTGGCCGCTGAAGAGCCGATGGTGACCATTATGAATGTGTCAGCCAGCAAAATTGGTGGTACGGCGCAGAAAAATAAAGAGAATTCAGAGTTTGGTGATACGGTAGATGTTTATTCAATCAAACAGACCGTGGCCGGCAAAGAGATCTTATTTATTGATGTGCTTGCAAATATCTACCGTGTAAACGGTCAAGATGTGTTGCAAAAATACCGCACTAATATCGGTCAATAAAGGTGTGAAAACCTTTAAATCTATTTAAAATCATTCAACCGGTTAAAGTTGTATTCTCCTTTGTGAAGTTAAACAAATCGACTCACAAAGGAGTTTTTTTATGTCTGAAACCATTCTTAAATTAGAGTTCCCATTCCCTGACGGGCAAGGAAACACCATAACCGAGTTAAAAATTCGCCGTCCTAAAGTACGTGATATCCGCAAAATGACAGGTAAAACCGAAACCGAAATGGCGGTAAGTTTGCTTGCAATCGTCACAGGTTTAGTGCCTGAAGATATTGACGAGCTTGATATTGCAGACTTCCAAGCAGCATCAAAAATTGTTGAGAAAATGCAAAAGGGAAAGTAACCGCGGAAAGCCTTAATGCAGCCCTGGCAGACTTGGCCTTTTGGTTTGGTTTCCAGCCAAGCGAGCTGGAAGAAATGACGCTTGATGATGTTGAACGTTGGATTATTCAAGCGGAGCGGCAGATTAAAGCTGGGTACACAAAAGCCGCTGTTTAAGCGGCTTTTTATTTAGTGTTTAAATAGGGTTTGAAGCGTGGCGAATAAGCCAAAAAGCGAGATGATAATTACTCTACACGAAAACATTACCAGGAATCCAGCCAATGTCCACGGTAGGGCAAACAAAAAAGCAGATACGCAAACGGAAACCCATGAGAGCGAGTTACTTTCTGAATAAAAAACTAAAAAATGATAAAGGCTGCCGAGATAGCTTAAAACAAGGGCGAGCAATAAAACAGCCTGTGTGTTTTCTACCCATTTTTCTCTTGTCATTTCTTCCTCCTTATTAATTGACAGGTGCGGTTAAGGGCATCCGTTCTGTTTGCAATAGTTTTAAAATATTGCAAGACCAAAGCCTTAGCACGTCTAAAAAGATGGGGGCGCTAGCTAAAACAGGAGTGGCAGGGTTTGGAGCACTAGCATCATCCGTCACAGCCACTATGGGGACTATTCGCGGGTTGGCCGACCCCGCAATTAAGTTTGAAAGCGCGATGGCTGATGTTAAAAAGGTCGTAAACTTTGACACTCCAGCTCAATTTAAAGAGATGGGCGACGATATTCTTAAACTAACCCGCACAATCCCTATGGCTGGGGAAGAAATTGCCGCTATCGTTGCAGCTGGCGGTCAATCTGGCGTGGCGCGGGAAAATCTACTCGGATATGCTAAGGACGCGGCCACAATGGGAGTGGCGTTTGATATGGCGGCTGGTGATGCGGGTGAAGCGATGGCGACCATGGCTAACGTGCTAGGCAAGCCAATTACAGAGATGGCGCAATTTGGGGACGTAATTAACCACCTATCAGATAATGCCAACTCGAAAGCGAAAGATATTGTAAATGTTATCACGCGGGTGGGTTCTGATACACGAATGCTTGGGCTTACCGAAAAGCAATCCGCTGCGCTAGGATCTACCTTCCTTTCAATGGGTAAAGCACCTGAGCTTGCAGCGCAAGCAGTGAAAGGTATGTCGTCATCATTTTTACAACTTAAAGCTGGTGAGCATGCGAAAGAGTTGAAGCAGCTAGGATTTACGACAAAAAGCTTCGCCGCTGCGATGAATAAAGATGCGCAAGGGGCGATTTCTTCTTTCATCGAAAAGGTGAAGCAGATGCCGAAAGATAAACAATATCCGCTTCTTTCCAAGATATTTGGTAAACAATATGCCGACGATGTATTGTTACTCGCACAAAACACCGGGGAATACAACCGCCAGTTAGGTTTATTGCAAGAAACCGATGAGCAAGGGAATTTAAAATATATCGGATCAATGCAGCGCGAGTTTGAGAACCGTAGTAGTACAGCAGAAAACAAGCTCACCAAGCTAAAAAGCAGTATTTCGGAATTGGCTACCAAAATTGGATCAGCATTTTTGCCGGTGATTTCTTCATTTGTGGAAAATATCACACCAGTCATTTATAGCATCACAAAATGGGTGGAAACCAACCCTCAAATTATGGAATGGGTATTAACGATTGGCGGTGGTGTTGCAGCGGTTGTGGGTGGCTTATTAACGCTTCACTCTGCATTTTCTTTTGTGGCAGCCGGGTTATTGCCGTTTATTAAGGCGGGAAAATTCCTGGGCGGCTTCTTAGGGAAATTTTTATTTTCAGCAATCAGCAAACTGTCACTTGGGATTGGCTATTTAATGGGCTACGTGATAAAAGGCGCAATGATGTTTGGAAAAGCGATCTTGATGATGAGCCGTGCATTGCTTACCAATCCAATCGGGTTAATCATTACGGGGATTGCGGTTGCCGCGTATTTAATTTATGAAAATTGGGCTAAAGTTGGGCCATGGTTCTCTGAATTATGGAGTAAAGTTTCCGGGGTGTTTTCTAACGCCTGGAACGGCATCACAAATTTCTGCTCAACAGCCTGGACAAATATCAGCAATTTCTTTACATCCGGCATCGGAAATATCACATCGACCATTCTAAGCTGGTCGCCTTTGGCTTTATTTCAACAAGTCTTTTCTTCTGTGCTTTCCTGGTTCGGAATTGATGTGCCGGCGAAATTTATGGATTTTGGCCGAAATATGATAGACGGATTAGTGAACGGTATTAAAAACGCCTGGGAAGAAGCGAAAAAGATTGTTTCCGATTTAGGTGACGGCATTAAGGGGTGGTTTGCTGATAAGCTTGGTATTCATTCGCCAAGCCGAGTGTTTAAAGGCTATGGTGTGAATGTTGTAGAGGGGTTGGCGATTGGGATGGATAAATCAACATCCATCGCAGAAGCGGCGTCAGATAACCTTGCGGGGGCTGTGGGGTTAAATGGTGTGACCCATAACACAGGCGTTCTTACCAATTATCAGCCACTCAATCGTGCGGACGTCATGCCACAAGCCGCTGGGGCTGCCAATAGTGTGGTGGTGAATTTTAACCCGACAATCAATGTCAATGGCGGTTCAAATGGTGACGGAAACGGCGTTTTAAACCAGGTTCAACAAGGCTTAAAGATGAGTTTAAACGAGTTTGAAATGATGATGAAGCGCGTGTTAGACCAACAACAACGGAGAGCATATTAATGTATTTTATGTTAGGAAGTGTGGCGTTTGAGCCTGTTGATTTAACTGACTTCAACGAAACCCATGCAGCAGATTTCGCAGAGCATGCGGTCTTAAAAGGAAAACCCCGCTTGCAAGCTATGGGCGAGAAGCTCACAGAGCTTAATTTTGCTATTCGCTTACATCATACGCTTGGCGGTGTTGAGCGCCGCTACCAGGAATTGTTAGGGGCGAAATCAAAACAAGCCGCGCTGCCATTAATTATTGGTCGCGGGAAGTATAAGGGTAATTTTGTGATCACCGATATTTCATCTGTCACCTTGTTTACAGATAAGTTCGGGAACGCGCTATGTCGCGAGATGAATATTAACTTGCGGGAATTTGTAGGCGATATTGAAGACAACCCTTTAGGCGCTGCATTAAATATTGGTGGCAACTCCTTGCTCGGATCTATTTTGCCAGCTGGTGCAGTAAAAGCGTTATCCCAGGTTAAAGAAACCGTGCAAAAAGGAGCGGAGTTATTTAACCAAGGACGACAAATTATTGACAGCGTTAGAGATACCGTGGCAGTTGTTCGGCAGCTATATGATGACCCAGCTGCTGCGTTGGCATATTTACCTGGTATTTTAAAAAATCTTGACGGGGCGATTGGTAATTTTGGTGAGCTTACCGGGATGAGAGATTTGCTTGAAGGCGTACATAAAGTGCTGCCAGCAGCGAGCGATTTAGCCAGGGAAAGTGCGGGGATTTATGAAGATTTAATGTCTATGAAAGATAGCCTAACGCGAGGAAAACAATCCGGTGGAGCGGATTGGAATAACTGGTTTAAGCCCGCTGATAGTGCGATGGATGACATTAATGAGCGGATTTATAACGCAGTAGCACCTGTGGCAGAAATGACCGCCTGGGTCGTTTTACGCAAAGATGAGGACGTAATTGATGATACAACAGACCGTACTTAAACATACCGTAAAACAAGGCGAGCGTTGGGATAACCTTGCCTATTACTACTATGGCAATGCATTGGACTTTGAACGCATTATTAATTCCAACCCGCATATAGGATTATGCGAAGTGCTGCCAACAGGTGCGACGGTTTATATCCCGGTGCTAAATATTAAGCCTACAAATAATGAATCAATGCCGCCATGGTTGAGAGGTAATAATGAATAGTAACGTGCCAACCCCTGACTTTTCCATTTTATACGAAAAGACCAATATTACCGCTGATATTGAGCCGCACTTAATTGAGCTGGCGTACACCGATAATCTTGAGGGCGAGTCGGATGAGCTGACGCTAACGTTTGAGGATATTAGCGGGAAATGGGTGCGCCAGTGGTATCCAACACAAGGGGATAAATTAAAGGCGGCTATTGGTTACAAAGGGACTATGCTGGCTGATATTGGGGCGTTTGAAATTGACGAGGTGGAATATTACTACCGACCTTCATATATTCAAATCAAGGCGTTGAGTACAGGTGTTGGAAAGGCAAATCGCACGTTAATGCCTAAAGCCTATGAAAACACAACGCTCAAGCAAATAGTGGGCATAATTGCAGAAAAGTTAAAGTTAAAAGTGGTCGGGACAATTAAGCCCATTCCGGTTAAGCGCGTGACGCAATATCAAGAGCGCGATGTTGAGTTTTTGGCAAGATTGGCAAGAGAATATCATCACAGCTTTAAGATAGTGGGTGATCAGCTTGTGTTCACGGATAAAGACGAGCTAGGCAAAGAAGAAGCCGTGGCGGCGCTTGAAGAGCGAGATACGATATCGATTACCTTGCGAGATAGAATCAAGGATACGGCCAAGGAAGTTGATGTGAGTGGATATGATGCTGCCGGGAAAAAAGTCATCAAGAAGCGTAAAAAAGCAAAGCCGCTACGCGAAAAGATGAAACAAGCCCAGGCTGCAAGCGGGGACACGTTGAAGATTGTCACCCGTGGGGAAACTCAGGAGCAGATTGATGCGCGTGCCGATGCCGCGTTGGCCGAACAAAACGACGACCAAACAGCAGGAAATATCACGCTGGTCGGCAATCCTAAGCTCGTGGCCGGCAGCACAATATTACTGCGCAACCTTGGCATTTTTAGTGGGAAATATTTAATAAAATCATCCCGGCATAGTATTACCCGTGGTGGCGGCTATACCACAAGTATTGATGTGCGCATGCTAGAGTTTATCCCGGATGATTTGCTTAGCACAGGCGCACTAACGGAAAATCAAGCGGGGGAATAAATGAAAACGCATGACTTTGGGGCGACTTATCAAGAAGGCATTATTTCAGCAGTTGATGCCGCGAACCATAAAGTGCGGTGCAAAATCCCCGCACTTGAAGATTTAGAAACAGCCTGGTTGTCTTATTTAACGCCTAATGCTGGCGGCAATCAGTTTTATTGTCTGCCTGATGAGGGCGAATTGGTGGCATTGTTACTTGATGCGCGCGGGGAAGGTGGCTGTGTGTTGGGAGCAATTTACAACGAGAAAGACACCACTCCGGCGAATGATAACAACATGTGGGTGAAAAAGTTCACAAACGGGACGGTGATTTCGCACAATCGTAAAAGTGGCGAGATTAATATCAACACAAGCGGCAGCGTTACCGTAACAGCGGGTAGCGGTGTAACAATCAATGCTGATGCGTCAATTAATGGAAAACTAGCCGTGTCGGGGAAAATCACGTCCAGCACTGAAGTATCTGCGCCAAAAGTTAAACAAGGCTCTATTGAGCTTGGCTCTCACAAACACCCAGGCGACTCCGGCGGTAAAACAGGCCTTCCGGAATAGCTCACTTCTTTAAATCGCTTTAAAAGCACTCTTCAGCATAGCCTTGTATCATCAAGGCTATGAACACACAAAGCACCCTTATCACAACACACTGGCAGCTTGCACCTAACATTGAAAATCAAGTTGTGCAAGGTATTGATGACATCCATCAATGCATTGGCCACATCCTTTCAACAATGAAAGGAACGGATGTGTTGCGACCTGAATTTGGCAGTGATCACTTTCAATATATAGACCAACCGGAAGATATTGCAATTCCAAACATCGTGCGCGAGGTTACGTTAGCACTTCAGCGTTGGGAAAAAAGAATCAATGTCGACTCAGTTAATGTAGAAGGGACTGCCCCGCACTTTGAATTTTTAATTTTTTGGTCACTTACAGAAGACGTGCATCGTGAAATTTACGCCACGAGGATTACCGGATGAATAGAAATGAAGTGAAAGTCGTAGACGACAATGTTGAGAGCATTTTAACTGAAGCGATTTCTCAGTATGAAAAACGCACCGGGAAAATCTTACAACCAGCGCACATTGAGCGTTTGCTTATTAATGTTTATGCCATGCGTGAAAGCCTGGCGAGACAAGGCATTAATGAAGCGTTTCGTCAAACATTCCCGCAATTTGCCACCGGCCTTGCGTTGGATTTATGCGGTGAAACGTTTGGCTGTTATAGATTACTCGAACGCCCGGCGCGCACCATTTTGCGTTTTAGCATTAACGGTGAGCATCCATCTGTGGTTATCCCAAAAGGCACGCGTGTTTCGGTCACTGATGACATTGAATTTGTCACGCTAAATGATGATGTGATTACCCCGCTTATTTCGTATGTTGAAATTGAGGCGGCTTGTAACAAGCCAGGCACGGTGGGTAACGGTTGGGAGCGTGGCCGAATAAAAACACTTAAAAGTGAAATAAACTTCGCTGGCGAAATAGCTGTCACTAACATTGATGTGCCAAGTGGTGGGTTGTTGCGCGAAGAAGATGATCCATACCGAGCACGAATTCTTGCTGCGCCGGAAGCGTTTACCAGTTGTGGTTCAATCGCCGCGTACGATTATCACACCCGCGCCGTGTCTCAAGATATTGCGGATGTTAATGTATCAAACCCGCGTGGCGGGCTTGTGCGAATCACCGTCCTAACTAAAACAGGGCTGCCTGACAGTCGTCTTTTAAATGATGTAAAAGAATATGTCAGTCCTGAGCGCCGCCGCCCGTTATGCGATACGGTGGAGGTTATTGCGCCAACAAAACGAGATTATCAAATCACTGCGATATTGACATTACTTGATGGTTATCGTGAAGACGTGGTTAAGGCTAAGGCGCGTGATGCGTTGCAGCTCTACCTGTCGGACAAAACGAAAAAACTAGGAGTTGATGTTGTGCCGTCTGCAATTATTAGCGCACTACGAGTTGAAGGCGTGTATGACGTTAATTTAACTGCACCGGCAAAAATTGTAGTCGGTGAAACGGAATGGGCAAATTGCACTGCAATCAATATCAATGCTGCTCCGGAGCGCTCTAATGGCTAATTTAACGTATGCAGATGTAATTGAACGAGAGACTAAATATAAAACGTTGGCTGACCTAAGCCTTGGCATGAATAAGATTGATAACAGCAAGGTAATGACAACGTTGGTCGATTTGATTGATGATAGTTTTATCTCTTTGCTTGCCGAAAAATGGAGTGTGACGGGTTATGACGGGGCGTTTATCGCAGATAGTGATAGCTCTAAACGGAGCTTAATTCGCATCGCGATTGAGCTCCATCGATATAAAGGAACGCCGTGGTCAATTCGCGAAGTCTGCCGCCGGTTAGGATTCGGCGAGATTGAGATTGACGAGGGATTAAAAGCACGGATTTATAATCACAAGTTGGTTCAAACCATACCGTTAAGCGATAAATGGGCTTATTACGCTATCAGACTTAATCAGCCAATCACAAATGAACAAGCGGCGCACTTGCGCAAAGTGTTGCGTAATTTTACCCCGGCGAGATGCACGTTAGCCGTGCTGGATTATAAATCAGTGGCGTTCTTATACAACAATAAAGTGCGATATAACGGCACTTATAACCACGGTTCAAACTAGATTTAAAGCTAATTTAAAGGACAGTTATGGCAAATTTA